TTATTTCGGTGTAGAAACTTCTTTTGCGTAGGCCTGACAGGCCCGCAGAGCGATCAATCCTTGGTCGCCGGCATCGGTGATGCCGATAATTCGTTGAGCATGCGCTGGGTCAAGTTGGGCTCTTGTGGGGCCATGAACCACGCGGCCGGTGGTGGCGGTGGTTGACACTGAACAGCTGCTGGTGGCATCGGTGGCGGCGAGTACGACTGACAACCGCAGATCAGCAGTAGCCAGGCGGTCACGCAGACGAGCCTGCTTGGTTTGTTCATCGGTCAATTCCTGGTGGTGGGTTTCGTCTTTGTCACGCAGGCGCCGCTCCAGGGAGAGCCGCTTATCCCGATCGTTGCGCTGCTGGGCAGCGCCGGCCAGGGATATCTCAGTGAGGGTGTCGGTATGGAGTCGGGCTTGGCGTTCCAACTGCTGGCCGTAACGCCAACCTTGAGCGGTCCAGGCCAAAGCAGCAGATCCAGCAGCCAGGACCAGCAGCACCAGACCCATGGCCGCAATTCTTAACTGCGGAGGAATCAGATCGAGGAGACGCATAAAACCGCCCTCGCCCTGGCCCACAGCTGCAGGCGGTCCTCCAGACCGTTAAGGCCGCCATTGATCCTGCGGGTGATGGTGTTGAACTGATCCTGATCCGCGAGCGCATTCAACCCGTTTACCGACCAAAACCACGCCGCAGACTCTGCGGCCCACTGCGGCAGCTCCAGCAATTCAGGCGTGCGCAGCAAACGCTCGTCGCCGAACAGTGCCAGACTGCAACGCAGGTAGTTATCGTGGCCAGTGATCTGAATCAGGCCGCGACCGCGATAGCGTTGGCCATCCCCATCTGCTGCAGGCGTATTCCCCAGATTCGCGGCCAGTTTTCCAGTATCGTATTTGCTCAAGTACTGATCGCCGCCCAATTCACGGACGTACTGCAGTTGCCCCGACTCGTGGCCGACCTGGGCGAGGAATGCCGCCTGACGCTTCGGTGTGCTGATCTGCCGATGCTCCATTGCCGCGTTCAGGGCAGATACAAAAACGCCCGCTTGGCGGCGGGCGTTCGGCATGATGTGTTGCAGCTGTTGCTCGGTAACAGACATAAAAACTCCAGACATAAAAAAACCGCACTCAGGCGGCGATGGGATGCGCTACTGCTTCTCGACGCTCACTATTTTGAGCGGCTTTTTTCCTTCTTTTTCTTGCCTTTGGATTTACCTTGCTTACCGGCATTGCACTCCACCGTTGTCGACCAGCCAGACTGGGTGAACACCTGCTCTACCGAATCCGCCAGGTATTCGCCATCCAGGCCGACCTTAAAGCCCTGGGCGTTGATCAGGCGTTCGGCAAAAATGTCTGTTCGGCCAGGCATCTCGAAACGTACGTCGGCGGTTGAGCGATTGAACGCCGCCAATCGAGCCTTGGCGGCAGCCTCCGCAGCGGTCTTGTTCGGGTAGATATGCCGGTCGGTATGCACCGCCGGCAATCCATCCGGGGCGTCATCGTTGTCAACGGTGACCACCGACAGCTTGCCGTCCTTCTTGTTCTGGTGCTTGGTCGCCACGGCCTTGTGCGAATTGCGATCCCCAAGGCTGAATTGCCATCGACTGAGGTCGCTTTTGGTCAGGGTGATCGCGCCGAACGTCTTGCCGCTGGCCGTCTGGCCACCTTGACGCGGCATCACCAACAGCTTGCCGTCGGCCACCTTGGCCGTGCAATCGTATTGTTTGGCCAGGCGCGTGATGAAATTAAAATCGGACTCGTTGAGCTGATCCACCCGGGCGACCTTTGTTGCCACCGGACACACCGCCTGCCAACCATTGCGCGCGGCGATGTCGGCCACGATTTTCGACAACGGCACGTCCTCCCAGCTTCCGCTACGGATGGTCTTGCCACTCCCGCGCATATCGCTGGCCTTGCCCTTGATCACAATCGTGTCCGGTGGGCCGGACACTTCTACCGTGTCCACTGCGTAACGCCCAAGGCGCATCAGGGACGTCTCGGCGTAACCCAGGTAAATCTCGATTGAGCTACCACGCCGAGGCAACTGCACCTGGCCGTCACGGTCATCAATACGCAATTCAAACTCGTCGGAATCCATACCCGGCTTGTCAGAAGTCCGCAGCAGCAACAGTCGATCATTGATCTTGGCGGTAATATCGGCGCCATCGGCAACGATTCGAAAAGTGGGAGTCATGGATTTTGTCCAAAAAAATGCCCGCACAAGGCGGGCCGTAAGCAAAGTGCCGTTACGCGTAACGCAACGGGATGATGGCGGCGTGGTTCGGGCTCAATCCCACAAACTAATCCCCTCCTCGGTCGGGCTTGGCAGATCCGGCAGAACGATCACCACCCCCGTGCGGTAAGGCTGGGGCTCGTCTGCCAATCCCTGATTGGCATCAAGCACCGCCTCAACGCTGCCGTTTAGATGGCCGTAAACGTTATGACAAATGACATCAAGCATGTCTCCGTCAGACGTTCTGCATGTCGTCGCCATAGCGCGCAAACTCCAGAGTGAACCCTTGTTTACGGGGGATCCCGCCGTGAAGCAGAGCGCCCTGTTCCTCGTTGATCGACTTCAAGCACCACGTCCCGATTACTTCGCCATAACCTGTGGTCAGGGTCAGCGGCTGCAACTTGCCGCCGATGGTGCGTAGCGTGTCGAGCTGCTTGAGGCCGCCCTTGAACCCTGGGTAAATCGTCCCTTTGAGAGTGAGTTTTTCCTCGCCGATGCCCACGGCCTGCTGCGCCGGGCGCCGCGACAGTCGCTCTTGGGAAGCCCAGCGGAATTCGGTCGAGCGACTCAGCTCGTCGAATGCCGCCGTGTCCAGGTTGAAGTAATACGGCTGAACCTTGGGGTCGCGGGGCTGGATGATCAGCAAGTGCGGGAACGGCTTCACCGCTTCCGGTGCCGGCGTGGCATCCACGGCAAAGGCACTGGTGGGCACGATGTTCGCCAACGACGGGCTGACCTTGCCGGCGATGTTGTTGATCGCCGTCGCCGCCCTGCCCGCCTGTTCCTTCAGGGCGCCCATCCGTTCCTGCACTTCGGTAGCTCCCCGTGTCGCGCGGCCGTACACGGCCACGACCTGGCCGACCTTGGTCTGTGCTGCATCCACGCCGCGCATCACCCTTTGTAGCTTGGCCCCGACAGTCGGCCCCACGAACGGAATATTCTCCAGCTCGGACGCGGCTCCGGTTAACTCCCTGATTGCGCCGTTGACCGGCCCAAGCATGCCGTCGGCACTACGTCTGCCAGCCTCCCCCGCTTCCACCAGGTACTTGAGGCCCGACTGCATCTGTTCCATATAAGCCATAGGTCCCCCCTTACAGGTGCGGTTCGTCGTACAGCTTCGCGGCGTTTTGTTTCGCCGCATCCGCCATCATCAGCCGCATGTGCGGCATGAGGTCTTGCGCCAAGCGTTGCGGGTCTTTCACATCCCCTTGCACCGTGACCGGCATGCTCAGCGAGTATTCAAATTTCTGGTCCACTTTGGCAGGCACAGGCTTCTCCGGCTCTTTGGGCTGAATCGCCACAGCCGCCGGCCTGCTCGGTGCAGCCACAGCCAGAGAGCGTGCAACATCGCCCAGCACCGGTGCCTGCGGTGCAGGAGCCATCAGCAGAGCGCCCGAACCGTTCGCGCCATTGAATGACTTGCCCATGGTCGCCAAGCTTGGAATGGCTGGCCCCGGCCGAGGTGCCATCAGCAACGGCGTCACCGGAGGCGCGGGCTTTTCATCCTCACCTCCAAACCATGACTTACCTGCAGCTCCGCCCAGCGCCGAACCACCCATGCTGCCCAAGTAAGCGCCTACAAGCCCGCCAATGGCGGTGCCAATAATCGGCACCACGGAGCCAATAGCAGCACCGGCAGCAGCCCCGGCCATGGTGCCGGCAAGATTGCCGGCGGCGGCGCCGTAACCCTCAGCCTTTTCGTCCTTGGTCTTGGCGTTCTCATAGGTATCGAAGGCCATGGCGCCGGCCTCCATCAGCGAGCCACCAGGTATCATCTTGGCAGCTTTGCCGATCTTGCCGACCGCTTGCACTACCCCGCCCAGTTTGGACAACGCGCCGCTAGGCACCTGAACCGGGGGAATCGGCAGGATCGGCGGACGCGGGATGGGCACAGGGGGCCGTGGCACTGGCGGTCGCGGTGGTCGCCCCGCCCGTGGTGGTGTCGGCCGACGTCGCGGAGGGTTTCGCTTTGACCCGGGCTTACGCCGACGCGTTTCTCCTAGATCTCCAGCACCACCACCAAGGGATCCGGCGTTGACCACGAAAACTTTCTTGACCCCGTCCCCCTCCAATCCCGCCGCACCACCATCATCAGCGCCTGAGGCGGCGTCCTTGGCAATAGAAACCACCTTGAGGCCGGTCGCTATCACATCGAACTTGCCCGGCTTCTTGCCACCTTCCCCCGCCGCATCTGCGTCGCCATCGACGGACTGGCCCTTAAGGGCAGAAACCGCCTTGAGCCCGGTCTCCACTAACGACAGCGCTTTGCCGGCCTTACCTTTGGGCTGGCCATTATTTCCGCCGCCGTTGCCGTCCTCAGCGTTGGTCACAAAGACCTTTTGCACTTCACCAGACTTGCCACCCAACGAGCCCCGCGCGACGTTGAGTAAACCCTTAGCGATTTTGAACGAACTAAGCAGCCCCTTAAGCGCGACAAGTCCGCCACCTACAGCCGCGATGCCCGTCACCACCCCAGGCGCGCTGTCAGACAGCGAGGTAATACCCTTGGTGACTTTGGTCAACGCTTCAGCCACGGTGTCAGTGACCGGACGCAGGGCATCCCCGACGCTGCGCATGGCGTCATCCATCGACTGAGCCATCTCGGCCCACTTCTGCGACGATGCCTCGCGCCGCTCGCTGAGGTTTTTGTCGAGAATGCCCGTGGCATCACGGGAATCGTTTTTGAGCTGGCTGTACAACGCCTTGTTCTGCATATAGGCAGAAAGCGCGGCCTTCACCTGCATGTCAGCGAACAGGTCGCCCGTGCGTAAGGATTCCTCCAGCGAGGCCATCATGGCCTTGGCTTTCTCCGGGTCGGACTCCTTGCTTATTTTCGCCGTGGCCTCGGCCATTGCCGCCGCGCGCTTCGGATCGGTGGCTTGAATGTACTTCTGCGCCAACGCCATGCTGGTTTCCAGCGTGGACATACCGTTCTGCAAACCGGTCTGCATCGATCCCTTGTAATCGATACCGGCCTTTGCATACGCCTTGACGGTTTCACCTGAGCCGATTTTGCTCATCCAGTTTTTGAGGTTGTTGGCTGCCTCATCGGCGCCGCCGGCAGACTTCATCTGCACTTGCAGCATGGCACCCAACTGCGTCACCGCATCCATGCCGGTGATGCCCAGGCTGCCCATGTTCGCCAACAGCTCGGGAAACCATTTAGCCATGTCGGCCGCTTCGAAGCTGCCAGCCTGCCCTTGGTAGGCAATCGCCTCCAGCGCCTGCTGCATCTGCTTAGGATCGGTGATCTTGGCGTTTTGCCCCAGGGCGTTGATCATCTTCGCCGTGTCGACGCCGTTCGACCCCTGCCCCACGACAAACTTGGCCGCGACTGGCGCATATTCCAGGGCCTTGCTCAACTCCATGCCGGCGCCGACCAGCTGGTTGACGACGTCGGCCACATCGTTACGCGCCATGCCGGTGTCGCGTGAGGTATCGATGATCTTGCGCGACATCTCCTTTTCTTGCGGCTTGTTGGCAATGCCTGCCTTGATCGCGATGTCACGAACAATGGCCCCAAAGTCCGCGCTAACCTTGGTCGGTACAGCAAGCATGCCGACACCAACAACAGCGGCGCCGACTGTGCTTTTCATGCCGTTCTTACCAGCATCCAGTTGCTGATGCCCCCGGGCTTTAAGCTCGGCTTTATTGGCGGTCTGGCCCATGGAACGATAGGCTTTTTCCAGCCGGCCGACCTCGATGCCCTGCTTTTTCAAACTGTCGAGATTGGAGTTCAATCGTCCCAGCAGCTTCGATGCACCCTCAGAGCCGCTGTCATGGGCTTTCTTCCATTCATCACGCAAGCGAATGGTGTCGCCGATAGTGCGCTGTAAAACGCGCGCCTTGTTGCCTTCTGCCTCAAGACGCTTGATGCGCCCTGTAACATCTTTAAACGCAGCACCGACAGTCGAACTGACGGCGCCGCCGATCACCAGCCCGAGGGCGATTTTGTTCGCCATGTCATGGCCCTCATTTGCATAGTCTTATCGAAGGCGGCTCAGTCCGTGAGCCACCACACCATTTCTGCAAACGGCATCGACAGGATCTCGGCGGCGGAAAATCCGGTTTCCGCCGCCAGACGTTTCGCGGCCATTTTCATCACGGCAGGATCAAATCCCGTCGTCTTGGTCCATGCGAAAATAGCCGGCCTGCAGGCGGTTAAAATCCACCAGCTTCAGGCCCTCCAGATCTGCGATAGGTGCACCGGCAAGCGAAGCAAACAACACCAGCTCACGCTGCTCGGCATCACCGGCAGCGTCACGATTTGCCGCGCGCACATCGCCCACTGTCGGGGAGCGCAGGGGCAATTTATCGACCGATACCCCGTTGATTTCGCTCGGGCAGGAAAGCGTCACCACGGCCTGATCGGTGGTCACCGACAACCACGGCGGCATCACATCCGTGTAGTCGGTTTCCGGGACCAGATGCGAATACGCGGCTTGAACACGGCGATAGTCCGTCAGCTTGAGGCCTTCGAGATCCTTAACACCCACCTCAGCCAGCCCGGCGAACAACATCAGTTCACGCTGTTCCTCATCGCCATTGGACGCCCTGTCGGCTGCCCGCACTTCGCGCACGACCGGGGCACGCAAGGTGAGCGTCTCGACCAGCACGCCGTTGGCATTGCTTGGCCGCGTGAGCGTCACGACAGCGGCGAGCGCGCTGAGCGACAACCAGGCCGGCACCTTCTTAGTGTTTGCTTGATTCATCTGGATCTATTTCCTTAGAGGCCGAGTGCGGTGCGAATGTCAGCGAGCTGGTCTTTGCCGTCGACGACTTGAACACCCGCAACCATGTCGATTTCGTACATGACGCGGCCGTCGATTTCGAGCTTGTAATAGGAAGCCGCAACGGCGTGCTTGATCTCCGCCGAATCACCGGCCTTCCAGTCGCCCAGGTCGACCTCTTTGAGCAAGCCGCGAATGGTGGCGACTACGGCCGTCACTGCTCCCTTCTGGCCCCTGAAGGCACCACGGAACGTCGCGTTGAAGGCCGTGCCATCGGCCAAGCCAAAGTGTTTCAACGACTCACGACGCACGCCCTTGGTGACAAATGACGGCTCCATTTTTTCCAGACCCTGGGCCATCTCAATGGCACCGGCCATGCCGCCGCCGCGATACTCGTCGGTCTTAATCGTCAGCTTGGGCAGGGTCAAAATCGGCACGTCACCGGCGAAGTTCACGCCGTCGACAAACAGGTTCGTGTTATACAAAGTTTGAGGAATCATCGGTTTGGCCCCTTAGGCTGCTTCAAGAACTTCGGTCATCCACTGATCGGTGACTTCGAAAAGGAAATTCGGGTTTTCTGCCGGCGGCACGTCGGTGAAGCGGATGCGCCAATACACTTTGCCCTGGGCGATCTGGCTGGCCGTGTTCAGCTCGGTGTCCGGGTACACCTCAAAATTGATAATCGCGCCCTGGGCTTTCAGGTCGCGCATGAAAGCGTCCAGTCCGTCAGTCACATCCTTGACGTAGGTCTTGGTAATCGAGCGGTCTACCGCCCACTTGTGGCCGGCCTGCACCGCATCCATGAGAATGAACAGGGTGCGGACGCGCGTAACGAAGGCCCACTTCGGATCACTCGACAGCGTGCGGTTGCCCCACAAGCGATAGCCGTCGTCACGGATGATCGTCGCGATGTTGGCGTTGTTCAGCAGGTTCGCCCGGCACGTCTCATCACCGTCCAGGTACTCGACAGCCCGGGTCGTGCCGGTGATACCGGTGAACTCCTTGTTCGACGGCGAGGCCCAGAAGCCATACTCGGCATCGGTCCAGGCGAACAAGCCCGCCGCCCAGGCAGAGCCAGGCGCATCGACCGTCTTGCTGAGGTCGGTGTCCCAGTACTGAACGCCCGGGTCAACCATGAACAGATTGCGACTGCCGAAGTTATCGGCGTAGAGCATCGCCGCCTCGTCCGTGGTGCCAGGACCATCGAGAATGCCGATAGCCCGCAGCTTCTGCGCCAGGCTATCGAGCGCGGTAGCCACTGCTTGCGTGGCTGTATGTCCCGGTGCGATCAACAGCCGCGGCTGCGCGTTGAACAGGCTTTTACCATCCAGCAGCGCCTGCAAGCCGGTTCGCTGACCCGACGCCAAAACCCCGCCGATAATCGCCGAGGTTTGCAGCGCCGCGTCTTCCAGCTTCGGCACGCCGATGGCGACGATCACAGCCTTGGCCTTGGTGTAGATCGCTTTACAAGCCTTGGTGATTGCCGAATTTGCACCGAAAGCGGCAATGGCTTCGCGCTCAGTGGTGATCAACTTCAACTCGCCGGCCTTGGCTGTGCCCCCATCCAGACCACCTGGGGTGAAGGTGTCGCACAGTCCTATGATGGAAGACGACGGCAACGAAATAGTGCGCGCGCCCGTCTTGATGTCGGTCGTGGTAACGCCGTGAAAGAAACTCATAAGGCTTGATCTCCAGAAACGAAAAAGCCCCGCATGAGCGAGGCCGTGGGTTGTGCGTGTTACGCGTAGCGGAAAAGAAAACGCCCCGTCAGTGCAGGGCGTTTATTCGATCTGGGCAACCAGCCAGAGAGGCGCTGGTGGACGGTGTTCAATCAACGGAAACTCTCCCGCCTCCGGCCAGTTGCGAAGTACTCGGCGGTACGCTTGAAGCTCGGTGTACTGCAGAGCAGTTAATGTGGTTTCGAGCCCCTCCTCCAACTCGTCGCGATGACGCGTCACTACACCATCCGTTTCAGATAGGCGTTGATCCCGCCAAACACGCTCGCTTGCAGCCAATGCCTCAACGCTGGGAGGAAGCGGATCAGCCAACACAGGAAAGCCGTCATCCCCCCAGATAATAACCTTACCCTCTGAATGCCCCAGCAGTAGCTCAGCGTGACGATCAGCTGAAATTTCCACCACGTCATCCGGCATCGAAGCGTTTATAGACGCATCGTAGAAACCGCACGTTGTTTTTGAAGTGAACATAGGTTTCCTCTATTTTCCGATGGCTATCCAGCGCGTGCTAGTTCCTTGCGAGCAGCGGATAATGAAAGATGTCAGACTCCCGTTGGTATTCGTCGCAACGGATCCGACCACGCCGCTCGTCAGCGTGTAGTCGCTGGTCGCAACTACCGAGTGAAACGCCCCAGGAAATGCTATTGGCAACGTAATCGTCTGGTCGGAGCTACTGGCTACAACCGAGATCGAGCCCCACTGGATAATTAACCCGCTCGCCAACTTCTGATAACCGCTGCTTGCCAGTGATGCGGCAAACTGTGCCGAGTACTTCAGAGCCCCAGCCCCATGCATCCGCCATACGCCCGACTGTTTTGTAAAGTGAGCGATATCGCCTGGGCCAAGGTTAACGACCGTATAAAGCTGCCCGTCAGGACTGATCCGGTTACCCCCATTGATGGTGATGCTTTTGTTCTGCCCTGTCGGGTTGTGGAGACCAATCGTTGCCCCATCTGGAACGTTATCCAGCGACGGCAGCGCAACTGTTTGAGCACCACCCGCCACAAGCGATACGAATCCGCCTACATCACTAATAGGCAGCGTAATCCCGGTCACCGCCTCGTCTCTTCCCGAAGCAAAACTACCCAGTGCCTTTTGAACGAAACCGGTTGAGGCCAGCAATTGGGAGCTATCGAATCGTGGTGCCAATGGAGCTGTCGGTAAGCCCTGAAACGCTGGTGAATTGATCGCCGCAAAACCTTGCGTGACGTTCTGAAATGTCAGCGCAGTGGTGCCGAGGATAATCACCCCATCCGTTACCAACTGCCAGCGCGTGTCGGCTAAAGTTGCACCCTGCTCGACCGATACCAGCAGCGCCGAGGTTACTTCGGCATTGGTATCGGCATCTTCCGTGCGCTTCCATACGCCCGCCACCGCAACGTACAGCCCGTTATCCTTGGCGACATTCTGGTTCTTCACCAGCACCCGATCACCGGCCACCAACACTATGCCGTCGATGGTCAGCAGACCCGCCAACGCGATGTTGGCCGTGGTGGCCACGCGCACCGACTGCTTGTTGTCGAGCTTATACAGCTCTTCCATAATCCGCTGATCGACATACTCGCGCGTTGCCAGCACGATGGCTGGGTCAATCTTAAGCGTGATGTTGCCGGTGCTGGATACGATGAAATTCATCCGCACCACTTGCGTTCGGCCGGAGCCCTGCGACAGAACCGGTTTAAAGCTCGGTGCGCAGTTGGCTACCGCGACCAGATCGCCATCGGCATCATACAAGCCGATTTCGCGAATCCAGTGTCCACCCTCGTCAGCCGGAATAATCTGCTCGGCGATGATCACCGCCGGGTTCACCGGATCGACTCTCACTTGATTCAAGGGACGGCGGCGCCATTCGTTGATCAGGCGAGTCTGTGCCGCATTGGGGATGGGATCAGTGTTGTTTGCATCACCCACGCCCATGTCGGTGAACTTCCAAGGAATGCCGAGCGCGTCAGCGTTCGCCTGCTTAGCCATCCCCACGTTGGTGAGGATGGCGAAAAACTGCGAGTTCGCATCAATCATAATAAACGTCCAGGGTGTCAATAGAGTGTTCGCGCCCAACCACGCCAAAAGCCCCGGTGACCTCAATGTCACGCATGATCGGCGGGTAAACGTCGATTTCGTCGCCTTCGTACAGGGCAACACTGATGTTCAAAACACCTTGAGTTTCGAGACTGATCGCCAGCCCCGTCAGGTGCCGGCTGACGGGCTTGGCGTCATCAATCAGCCGCTCCAGCTCCTGATACATTTCCTCAGTGATGCCGGTGTCGAGAACGCCAACTTTCAACGCGAAGGTGCCAGGGATACCTTCCGGCACCATCTTGAACCACTCGATAATCTCGATCAGATAGCCCAGGGGCTCGACCACACGGCGCAACGCACCGATGGTCCCTTTGTGGGCATGGATGTAGTAAGACGCCTTGATGGCGGCGCGCTTGGTCGCTTCAGTCCATCGGTAATCCCAGCGATCCACCGACCATGCCCACGCCAGATGCGGCAGCAAATGAACCGGGCAGGTATCGGCGTTGTAGAGGTCGCGTAGCGGGGCAATCGTTTTCTCAAAAAACGTAGCCTCCATGGCCCGTTCCAGCTGCGTGCTGTTGATCGGCAGTAGGCTTTTCATATCAGCCCGCCAGCGTCACGGTGTAGCCCGTACAGAACGCCGCCTGAGCCTTGGTCGGGGCCAGGTCCTGCCATCCAACCAGCTCGACCCGGGAAACGCCGGCAACGTGTAGCTGCGCATCCACACCGGAGCGGGCCACCTCGACGCCAAGCCGCTTGCGCGGATTGATCCAGGCGGCCAACCGGCTTTTCGCCTCGACCAAACTGGCGTCGGCTTCGGGCCCAGCGCTAGCCATGTGCAGAATCGCGTTAATTTGGTAGCGGATCACCTGGGCGCTCTGCACCGTCACTCGATCTCCCACCGGCCGCACGTTTTCGTCATTCAGCGCGGCGGCCACTGTAGCCAGCAGTGCTGGCGGCGCCACGCCTTCCCCGTCCAGCCCCAACACCGTTACCGTTACGTAACAAGGCGCAGGACTTTCGGCCGTGGCATCCGCCACTAACCCCGACGCGTTTCGCGCATGCAGGATGTAGCTGTTACGCGGACCGGCGGTGGTCAGGCCCTCATAGGCCAACTGGATGCGCTCTCGAAACGGGTCATCCTCCTCTTTGACCTCCGGCACCGGAGGCACCGCCTGCAGATTCGCAGCTTGAATGACCAGGCGCTGTAAATTGACGTTGGCCCCCAGGTGATCGAGGTCACCACCTATGGCGTGTGCCAGCAATACCGCCTTGCCGGCATCATTGACCCGGGCACGGTTGCCGACCTTGATGTAAGCGCCGACCTCCAGCACCTTGACCACCGGATCACTTTCCAGCGCGGCGGTCCAGTTACCGCCCATGTACCCGCGAAAGACGCCAAGGTTTTCCTGATAGGTCTCCTCGAAGTCCAGCGGTTCCAACACGGTCGGCGCAGGCAACGACGACAGATCCACAATACTCATACGGCCACCTCCAACGTGACGGCGTCGCCCAGATACTGCCCGACGATCTTCAGATTGATTTGCCCGCCGATAACAGAAATGACGCGCACCTGATCCAGTTTCAAACGCGGCTCCCAACGCCCCAGTGCACGGGCGACTTCCGCCTGTACCGCGCTTTTCCAACCCTCATTAACGGGCAAGTCAACGAACCGCCGCAGCTTGCTGCCGTATTCCGGCCGATGCCGGCGGCTGCCCAACGGCGTGCCCAAGATGTCTGGAACTGATTGGCGCAAATGCGCGATGCCGGAAATGGGTTGGCCGGTGTGGCGGTCCATTCCGATCATTGTGATTACTCCTTCAATTGCTCCAGGTCTGGATGCGCTTTCAAGAACGCATATTGATCATCGCCACATGCGGTGACGTGCCCTGCAACAACAGGAAGCGTCTCGCCGCTGGGCAGGACCAGTGTTCGCGAGGTGAAAACCTTGTCGCGAAAGACACGTGCGGGGCCAATGGACTCCACCGCGTCAGTAGTCGCGGGAATACCAAGCGGCGCGGGCTTCGAACCCACAACCGCAATCGCTTCGACGGCCCCGGCCGAATCGCCATCAGTTCGAGACTTACTCATAAGGCAAACTCCAGGTGTAAAAAAACCCGCACTGGGCGGGCTGTTGGGGATTGAAATTAATGCGTGTGGTGATTGCTGTTGCCACCGGCATCAATGATCGCGCCGGCACTGGTGATGCCCTTTGTAACGTGCAATGCACCGTCGATCAGCACCGCCGCTTTCAGATTGATGTTGCCGGTGGTCACGTTCACAGCGCTGTCCGTGATGACCGCCTCTGTACTGGCGACTTTGATCGTCACCGTACCGCTCGGCAGGTTGATGCTGTAGCTCTTGGCCTGCCAGTCGTAGATCAGCGAGCCGCCATCGTCAAAGCGCCAGACTTCCACATGGTCACGGTTATCCGGTGGTGGGCCGGCATTGCCATACAAGCCCGGGATGAAGGTCCCTTGCGCCACGTCACCGCTGGCACTGACCAACGTCCCCTGCTCGCCCATGGATGGCGCCCGCCAGTGCCTGGCCTTACCGGCGGCAATGCTGTGCCAGCGCACCCAGGCGCTGACCCATTCGCCATCGGACACCCGGCACACAGGCGGCGAGGCAGCCAGGTCGAGCGCCACCACATAACAAGCCTTCACCACCCCGGCGAGCATGCGGTCATGCTGGGCGCTGGCATAGCCGCTCACATGTCCTCCGCCGGCACAAAGTCCTCTTTGACGTCGTTATTGAAGCCAAACAACAGCACGCCTGGCGGCTGGTCCGGCCAAGGCCATTGTTCAGGCCCGACGTATACCTGCTGCGTCCACTCAACCAGCCATACCGTGTAACCATCCAAAGCCGGCTGGGTCCAATCCTGCAAGGCCTGAACGAACTCTGCGGGCTCGACCCCCAGCCCCCAGGTCTGTGCCCGCAGTAGAACGGCGAGTTGGGTAACCAATTGCACCGCCTGCTGCTGATGCAAGGGATCGATGGGGTCAACGATGATCCGCGCCTCGAACTTGCACACCAATGCAGTTTCGCCCGTGCCGATATCGGTACCGGGCTCGATCTCGGCCAGCTCCAGAAACACTGCGGGTAACGCAATGCGATCCTGGATGTTCGGCCAAGCACTCACCGTCTGAACCCCTGGCAGATGACTCACCAGGTGTTGCTCGACCGCTCGGTAAAGCTGGTCCAGGCTAAAAGGTTCGTCAGCCATTAACCGATCCTCTTGAGGTATTTCTGCAACTCAAAGTTCAGTTCCTGTTTCAGGATCTCCAGTAAGCGTTCATCAGCCTTTTGTACCCAGCTTTCAAAATGGGGACGGGCTTGCTCCAGAGAGACCTTCGCCTTTGCCAGCGGAAAGCGACTGCCGTTTTCCGCCACCCATCCCGAACTCGGCCCGCGCCCCGGCGACACCGTGCTGTCAGGGTAATCGTCAGCATTGAAGTGCTTGCTCGCGGTACGGATCCAAATGTCCGGCTGGTTTCCATAAACCTTCTTGAGAAACGCGCCTTGATACCGCCGCCCCGCCACCGACACGCCGCTGCCTGTCTGCCGTGCCCGGCCGATCCGACTGGACTCGATAGCGTTCAAACCGAACCACAGCTTGCCGCTCGAAGCCCCGCCGGACACCGGGTAACTGCGCAACCGTTGACGCACCGCCGCGACAGCAATGCGCTCTTGCCGACTGACCGCCCGGGCGATGTGCGTGCGCAACCACCCCAGTGTCTTGTTGATGGCTCGACGGTGAGCCACGGCCGCCGCCTTGGGCACCAGCTTGGCAAAGTCCTGAAACGCCTGCAGGTCTGCGGCTGATGACTGGATGGAGATCATGCCGCCGCCAGCCGAGGGCTTGTAGTAGCTACCGATGCTCATGGGCGTAACCTCAGGATCAAGGCGACCAGACCGTCGCCACTCGGCTCCAGCTGCAGCAGGTCGTAGTCGCCGCCGCCATCCAAGGCAGGAAGGTCGATGCTGACCAATAGCCCGCGTTTCAACCCTTCCGAATCGCTGACGCGGATCTCAAACCGAGGCTCGCGCAAGCCGGTGTTCAGCTTGCCGAGCTTCGGCTGCAACCAGGGCGCCGCGAACATGCCGAGCACTGGTTCTTCACGCCCCTCGATCCGAGCGGTATCGCCCAGTGTTTCGAACACCACCGAGTCAATGTCGTCGATCAGATCGCGAAAGCTCACGGTTAGAGTTCCAGCAGGATTTGCGCCCGAGGCCGGGTGCACAGGTGCAGCGGGTTGGACTGGGCTTCACCGGCCATGCCTTTGTTGAACGGCAGCGGTTCGATCATGCTGTAGTAAGGAATGCCCTGGGTGTTGACCGTTTCCATGTAGTCAGCGGGTGCAAATACCGAGATGTACAGATCAGGAACGCCCTCTGGGACCAGAAGCGCCTTGTCGTCGTGGACGAAAGACACACCAGCGACCTTGCCACGGTAGCGCTCCCAGATGATGCCGCCGAATTCAAAGCTCTCCCGGGCGTCACCTCGTAGCGCTGCAGCCTGGAGTGTGCCTTCGTAGGTTTTAACGACCGATTTATGCGAGATCAGCTTGCTCCAAAAATGCTTGCCGCAGAAAGCACGGGAACTGGTGCTGGTCACACTGCCGAGCGCGTCTTCTTGCATATCCAGCGCATCAAGGCACTTAACCCGGAGTTCGGTACTTGGATCAGCCAAGCCCATGGAGAGTTTTTGACGCTCCACACCAAAGCGCTCATACAAATTCAGCAGCACCGTAGAACCGTCGGCATCCAGGATCAGGCCATTGAGCGCCCCCATGCGCTGGAACTCATGGGTCGCGTCCAGCTGACGCCGCGCTTTGGCCAGACGGGCATTGACGACATCCTGTACCGCTTGCAACTCGGTGCGGGTACCAAAGGCACGGATGCCCTGGATCTCATCGGCCTTGATGGTGAAGCGTTCCGGCAAGTGCACGGTGTTGAAAGGGATTAGGTTGCGTTTGCTGGCCGCAACGACCAGGCCAGAGCCGCCGCGCTCGCCGGCAGGCACCAGCGCCAGGGTGTCGCCATCCTTTTCCACCTGAACCGTCAGCGTGGTGATGCCCTCCTCGCGAAAGAGGCCAAGTTCGCTGATGCGGCCCGGCAGGTAGGGTTGATCGTTGAGTGCAGCGGTCAGCGCGGTAACGGTAAACGCTTCGTCGTCAAAAATGGCGATGTCGGCCATGGGTACTCTCCAGAAATTGAAAAACCCGCTCAAGGCGGGCTGGGTAAACGTGACTGAGGGTCTTAACGAACGATCACGGAATGGATCCCCAGATCCTTTTCCGCGTCAGGGTCCAACCCGGTCAAGTGCACTTCGCTGACCTCCGCCATGCGAACCACAGCGCGCCCACGGCGAACAATGTCCGATTCGCCAAGGTGTCCATAAAGAATCGCTACGGCCACCTGGGTGCCGTCTGCGGCGGCCGGGTCGTATGGCGCGAACTCCCCTGTCGCGGTAACAAGACCGAGAACTTGTCCAGCATTCAGCGCCGGGCCAGCGGCGACATTGATCGTCTCCCGCGAAATATTCCCATTGCCTTCGGACAGAAGAAATTCGCCTGTGTGGATAGACTCTTTTTTGATGGTCATGCTCTTGCTCCTTTCGCGCCACGCGCAGTGCCAGATTGAGCCGCTTGTCGCGAAGCCCAGATCGAGGTGGGATCAGGTTGTTTGGCCAGCACCTTTGGCACCGGGTCGTTGTCCAGCGGCAGGCTGTTATCGATTTCAAAGCCTTTGCCGCTGGTGACAATTTTGTCGAACAGACGCGCTCGCACTGCTGCCGCATCCAGTCCCGCTGACACGTACTCGGCACTGAATTCCGGCAAACGAGCTGCCACGCATAGATCATTCACCGCCTTCGCGCGCTCCAGGCCGGCCAGCACGATCTCTTCGCTTTCGAGCTGGGTCGATCTGAGCAACGGCTCGATCAAATTGCTAATACCCGACGCCGTGCAACGCTGAGTAATCATCAAAGCCAACTTGGCGGAGTCGACTACCGGTGGCACTAATGGTGGATCAACCGGCTCCAGCTCAGGGTCCGATTCGGGCGGTTCATCGAACTGGGCCAGGAGTTCAGCCGGTGCATGCTGATAACGCTGCAGCACGCCACCCTGACCGAGGCAAGCCTTGACCTTGATCCCGTCGCCGACTTCATCTGCCAGGCCCAGGGCCACGGCTTCATTGGCGGTAAGCCAGGTTTCAGCATCAACCAGCCGCCGCAGTTCGACCTCATCAATGTCCGGTGCCTTGGCCTTGTACGCCGCAATGATCGCTTCCATTGTCTGGTCAAGGACGTCGGCCACCTTACGAAAATCTTCTGCATCCCCAGCGGCGTAGGTCCAGGGGTTGTGAATCATCAGCATGGCGTTGGCCGCAATCACCACTCGGTGAGCGCCGCACACCGCGACACTGGCGGCACTTGCGGCTAAGGCATCAATCCTTCCGGTACAACGCTCGCCCAAGCGCGACAAAGCGTTGTGCATGGCGAGTCCGTCAAACAAATCACCGCCAATGCTGTTGAACGCGGCGATTACCGGCGAGACGCCGTCGTCCATAGCGCGAAGATCCTGCACGAACTGATTAGCGGTAATCCCCCAGGCGCCGATCTCGCCATAGACAAATACTTCGATCACTCGCTCGGCGGCCTCGCCGCTGGTCTGCAGGGCATACCAGGTCTTGTCCTGAACCGGCACCAGCTTTCCTGCACGGTTGTAAACGCGCGGTCGCGCTTTCTTACTCATGGTTGCTCCTTGTCGTCGGTTGTCTCGACGGCATCAAGGGTGTTGTAGTTGAGGCCCAGCTCTGTAGCCCGCGCCAGATCCGCGGCGTTTTCCAGATCGACTGTTTCAGCGTCGTAGCCGGTTCGCAGGACCATCTCGCTGCGCGAGGCGAACCCGGCCTGCACTTCCATCCGGCGTGCCTGCACGTCCTGTACTGGCTGGATGTAGGCCCAACCTTGCGGCACCCAGCGGGTACGGAGGTAGTCGCGGCGCTTCTGTGCGTAATCGCCCAGCACCAGCACACCCGAGAGCACGGCCATGTCCATCCAGGCGGCCCGCACTGGGCGGCACAGCTGGTGGACATACACGCTGAATTGCAGTTGCTCCAGACGGCGCCGAAACTCATTGAGCACTACGCGCAACGCTCGGTCATTGATCCCGCGCATGTCGCCGGTGAGGATCTCGTAAGGCGTACCCGACCCCGCCGCTGCGGCCATCAGTTGTTGCCGCATGAAGTCTGGATAGTTGTTGCCTGCATCTGGCGGCTTGGAAAATTCCACCTCTTCGCCGGGGCCCAACTCCTGCATAGTGCCGGGCTCCAGCGCCACCATCGGCGTAAAGCCATCACTGTCCAGGCTCAGCGGCGCGCCGGTGACCGGGTCTCTTGGAACCGGTCCTGATTCCGGCGTAGGCCGCTTGATGAAACCGGCAAACAGGTTGGCTACTTCCTGACGGAACAAAACTGCGTCGTCGTAGTTGTCGAGGCTGCGCAGGCGCTTGAGCACGGGTGACAAGCGCGGCACACCGCGCAGTTGGCCGGGCTCTACCGGCTCGAATATATGCAGCACCTGGGAGGCAGGTACGCGCACCAACTGGTTGTAGCCAGCGTTTAGCGATGTAGCATCGCGCGGATGCGACAGGTACATCCAATACGCCACACGCTTGCCGGCGGGGTTGAACTCAATCCCGGCGCGGATAAAGTTGCCAGTTTTGGTTTTCTCGTATTTGTCATGCGGGACAAACTCCGGCGCCAGAATCTGGAGCTGCAGCGGAACCGCCAAACCCTCGTCCAAACTGCGCGGTCTTAACCGCACGAAGCACTCGCCCGAGGTTTCAACCGTGCGTGCCACCAAGGCCTGCTGGCCGTAGAAGTCGGTACGATCATCAGCATCCGATTCATCGACCCAATCGCCCCACAGTTCCTGCATCAACTTGCGTAAAGCATCGTCGTCAGTGGTTGGCCGAGGGGTGATGCCCGTGCCAATAAGGTTGCTGACGCGTTTGTCGATTACGTTGAATGCATACGGGTCGTTGCGAACCGCTGCCCTTGAGCGCGACCGCAGATTGCGCAGTGCCGGTGTATTGATGCTGTTGATCCCGTTGTCGGGAGCGTCCCAGCCAGTGGAGCGGCGACCCTCTCCGGCGCCTTCGTAACTGGCCTTGATGTTCGAAGGCAGCACGAATCCGTTGCGGGTCAATGTCGGGAAGTGTCGGGCCATTAGACCCCCTTCCCTGCGTGATACAACCGAACCACACGCGAGCGCGGTGCGGCTGAGTTGGCAAGAGACGAGCGAATTTCTTCGCGCGCCCTGAGCAGCTCGTCCACAGTGCGGTATTCAACAGTACGGTCGGTGTAGCGCACGGTTTTTTCACCGCGAGCAATAGCCGCCTCAACCGCGTCAAGGTGCTTTTTAGTAAATGACATATCAGCGTCTCTTCAGATAACCGCTGGTGGAGCTGCGGCGTTGAGGTGGCGTTGCTGCGGCACGCAATGGCGTTACCGGAACAGCAGGCATTGGTTTCGGTTGCGCAGTGGCGGAAACCGCAACAGCTGGTTTTGCAGTGGTCACGCGCTCGCTCTCAATACCCTTGGTAACCGGCGCATCGTCGAACAAGCCAGACTGCGCCAACGACTGCCGGACCCGGTCCCAGTCGTGTTCCTGATAGCGGTTAATTCCCAAGTAGTGCGCCATCGCCAAGCAATACACCATTAGGTCGAGTGCTTCGTTGCGCTCGGCCTTGCCCTTGACCCACTCGATGCGCTTATAACCCTTCACATACCTGGCGACCTTGCGCTCGGCCACGCATTGATCGAAGAACTCATCGGGCAGGTTATTGGCGAAGTGCAGTGCACCTGGCCCGCTGTCGAAGGGATAGCGGTTATAAATCCAGTCCTTTGCGGTGTCGGTACCAACAAACCAAAGTTCCGCACCGTTGCGTTCGGTCTGGCCTTTCCATGTCACGTCGACCATGGATGGCCGTTGAGCGATCACGGGCCGACCTGGCTTGCTCGCCCCCTTGATTGCAAAGATGTTGCGCCAGCGCCGAAGGCGGCAAAACTGATACACCTCGTCCGTATGGTGCCCCCCGGAGTCAACGCCTGTCGCCAGGATCGCCAAACCGACACCGCATGGATGCCGGTATCGTTCTTTGAGTTTCTCGTCCAGCACTGACCAGGTGCGATCATCTGCCGGATCTCCCCAGATAACTTGGTGATCAATCACCCAGCGCTCCATGCCGACGCCGAAACCCATCACCATCAGTTCAAGGCGGTTTGCTTGAACGTCAACGGAGGCGGTCAGCATCAGCACGCCCGCAGACATTGAGCCGAGGCTATAGGTTTCTGACCGCGCCCGATCACGTAGCACGTGGGCCTTGGTTTGCTCTTGGGCGCTATCCCATACCTTGGCAAGACGGGTGTTGTAAAACACCTGCATCGGTTCAAGGTCGCCTTTGGACTGTGCCTTTTTGGCCTTCTCGAACTGCCTGGCCAGGGTGCGCCAGTCCATCCAACCCGGCGGGGAATACAGGGCATTCAGATGAAAGCCAACCGTCTCGCCGTCGCCATCGGCATGGGATATCCACTCACCGTGGGCCAGCATCCAGCCCTTGTGGTGTTCTTCGATCAGTACGTCACACTCCGGCCCGGCGCACTCGTAATGCACGACGCTGTAGTCCTTGGAGTAGTGCAGCCGCTCCCACTCCAGCACTTGTTTGTGCTGGCAATGCGGACATGGCACGTAGAAATAACGCTGGTCGCTGGACTCGAAAAGATCGCTGATCCGCGAAGCGCCCTTGATCGTGGGCGAGCTGGAGAAATAGAACTTAGCGTTGCGGCCAAAGGTACTGCCCCGGGTTTCCGCTAGTTCGATTGGGTCGCCCTCCTCGCCGACGTCCACTTCCCAGCGGTCGACCTCATCGCCGTACACATATCTGGCGGACAACTCGGCGAGGTTGGCCGCTGAGCCTGCGGTAGTCACGTACAGCGAACCGCCCTCAAACTCTTTGGTGTCCATAGTGTTACGGGAGTCACGCGAACGGCTGGACGCCACACGTTCGCGCAGGACCGGCGTTGCTTTAATGGTCTTGCTGATCCTCGACGACACCCGCTTGGCTAGGCCCAGGCTAGGCAACAACGTCAGGATGTTGGACGGCGCCATATGGATCAATCCGCCGATCCAGTTCAGGGCGATCTGAGTTTTCATCAACTGCGACGCCACCATGGTGACCACACGCTTACACGGGTGAGCAGGTGACAGGCAGCGCATCGGCTCGCGGGCGTAGGGAGTTCGTGAGGTTCGATACTGGCCTGGCTCAGCGGCGCCAGTGTCGCGGGGGATGCGCATGTACTCATCTGCCCACTCGTCAATCCACACATCGGGGTCAGGCTGCAAGCCTCGGAAGTAGGCCTCGCGGTACACCTCCGCGCCGTCAGGTCTGGCCTGGATCATCGACTACCTCCCAGTTGGTTTCCAGTGTGTGGCCGAAGTCCTCTGCGGACATGCGGCTGGCCTCTTCAAGCCTTGTCCGTAACGCCGCCGTCAGGTGTCGTTCGATTTCCCAAGGGTCGGTCATAGCGGCCAGCTCCGGCGCCAGCTGCGGCGGCATGCCAAGCAGGGTGTCGCGCAGCATTCGCCCGGCGTTGTAGGCGCCGGATTGAACCGCGACTATCTCAACCGTCGACCCCTGGGCTTTGTGAAACTCCATCTCCGCCAGCTGGGCCAGGTAGTACTCGCGGTGCGCGCGAGCCTTTTGGAAGTCTGCCGGTTTTCCAGGGGTAGCCATTGGCTGCGGCGCAGCCGTGGAAGTCGGTTCGGCTAGCGGGCTGAGTTGGCTATGAACGTCGCGCTCGATCCGATCCTGTTGGTGGCGAGCCGCTACGGCGGCCTTGCTGGGATCGGCGGTTTCAACGATGAGGGCTTCGGTGGCCAGGACATCGACCAATTTGCCATCAGGCGATAGCACCAAGCGGTTGTTGTCTTTCAGCCAGGTGATGTAACTGGGCGACCTGCCGATGCGAGCCGCGAAAGCGCTCTTTGACAGGTAGGTTGGTGCTGTCATGAGCCCTCCTTTTTCAACGGCTTTTCAATGGAGCCTTTCAATTTCAATGGATTGAATTTCAGTAAGCTGGCAACCCTGCCGCTAACGCTTTCCCGCGGGTTTCATGCCCCGTACCCCTCGAATGCCCCCAGGGTCCCCGGCGACTTTCGGCGTACCGTTTTGAAACACCCCGCTACAGGCCACGTACTACGTGGCCTCCAGAGGATCACGCTTGCCCGCTGCCCGAGGGTGGCACATCGCACACGCCCAACCGCTTGGCGGCCCAGCGTTCGTACAGGCCGATGGCGACGTCGGCGCCGGCCATCGCGGTGAGGCAGCCAATGCTTCCCGCCGCCAGAACCGACATGCCCGATGCGTGCAATAACATCATGGTGGAAAGCCCGCAGACCACGCAGGCCCCGGACCGAAGCAGCAGGCGGCGAACCAAGGACCAGCCGCTCACCCCCGCCTTGTCGGCCCGCCATGCCTCGCCGGAAATGCCGCCGATCAAGGACAGCAGGATCACCATCCAGATCGGCATCTCAATAAGCGCTTGCTGCTCGTTTGTCATTGCCCTACCCCATAAACGCAAAAACCCGGCGCAATGGCCGGGTTCAGTGTGGTGGTGTGTCCCGCTGCTTGCGGTCGCACCTATCGAAGATGGGTACTTTTTACAGGTGGATTCCGGTGGCAGCAAGGGGGATTTAATGCCATGGCGCAATACGGGTGCCATACAGGTATGACGCAGGTGTAACACAGGGACAACGCATTCAATCGGCTATCGCTTCTGGTGCCCTGTCTTACCTGTCCCACTATTCTGAATCGGAGTAGGACAGCTACAAGCGCATGAATTCGGGGCTCTGCCCTACTGTCCTACCTCTTTTACTTTTCTCTTGTGTATAGAGAGAAAGCTAAAAGCACGCGTGCGCGCCATGGGCGCGATTACGTGCCCGCTATGCTCATGTGTGCGTGGGGCGGGTGAAGGTTGGACGGTAGGACAGGCCAACAACGGCGCGGCCTGCGCCTGTCCAACTTCGCTATATGAAAGTTGGACAAGGCAGGACAGTAGGACAGGGGCACACGGAGTGACGCCGAGGGTCATGCAGCCTTCCCCATCAGCATGTAGTAGATATGCAGGTGGGCTTCGTGCAGACGCTGGTAGTAGGTGTCGCGACCACAGTTGCAATGGGCATACTTCAGACGCATGTCGGTGTCATGGTTGCAGTAGTGCTCCCGGACGACAGTCGCCAGTGGCTCGTCCAGATGCTTGTTCACGATCAGCTCTATATCGAGCGAGCCCTCCAGCGGCGCGCGAAACGCACGCCGACCGCGAATCAATTGACCATTGCTCTCCATCATCATCGCGACCATGTTGCCGCCAGCGAGCCCGCCCTTGGTGAATTCACTGTGCAGCTCTTCTGCCCACATACGGAGCCGCGCATCGATCTCTTTAATCAAAGCAAGGCTCCTCCTGTACCGACTGCTGCAATGCAGACGCCCGCCCCCAGCCCGTAGGTTTCTCATAGGCCCATGGCCGCACACCGCTTTTCGGCAACGCGGGCATGCGTTTCTTACGCCAGCCCAACCGGTGCATGATTGCTCCGACCCGCATCTGCTCGGGCTTGCCCCAGTGGCCGAAGTCCAGCTTAAGGGCCTGGGTCAGGATCTCGTTGCCGGTGGCGGTTTCGCCGATCTGCGATTCCTCCAGCCAGGTCAGGATTGGCCCTTCCCATTCATCCACCACAAAGCGTTCGTCCTGGGCCTCGGCGAACATCCAGGATTCGTCTTTGGTGACCCACCAAATGTCGCCGGCCTCAAAGCAGAACAGCGCCTCGGCCCATAATTGGTCGCGGATCTCTCGCAGTTGCTCCAGGTCGACCTTATTGCAGAACACCGGCCAATAACGGCGGTTGCCGGTGGCGTCCTTGAGGTATTCCTCTTGGTTGGTGGTACCCACGAACACACACTGGCGTGGCACGTCGTTCGTTCTGCGGCCGTAGCTCTCGCGATAGGTGTCGGTGGACGCCGAGAAAAACTGTTTGGCCTTGGTGCTTTCCGCCTTGTTGAAGCTGTCCAGCTCCCCCAGCTCGACGATCCACTTGCCGCGAATCGCCTGGAAGCTGTCCTTATCGCCAAGGGCAAAAGGCGTGTCCATAAACCACTCGCCGCCAAGAATCCCCATGGCCGTAGATTTACCCGCGCCCTGTCCGCCCTCGAGGATCATCACCGAGTCAGCCTTGCAACCTGGGCGCATCACGCGAGCCACCGCAGAGATCATCCAACGCTTGCCGACCTTGGCCGAGTACTCCGTGGCGTGCACCCCCAGCACGTCGTTCAGCCAGGTATCCAGGCGAGGCACGCGGTCCCATTCCAGCTTCTCCAGGTACTCGCGCACCGGGTGAAAGGAGTGGTCGTGAGCTACCACACTAACGGCCTCAATCACATGGGACGCCTTGACCCGCAAGTTGTATTGCTGCGCGAGCCACTTCATCACGCGCATGTCGTCGATGTCGGCCCAATCGCCGGCACCGCCGCCGAAGGGTGCGGATCGGAGCTTGACGATCTTGGAACTGAACACGCTGTATCCGATGACCCCGGCCCAGCGCTCGTCATTGCCCAGGATCAGCTCGACGTTTTGCATGTGCGCGATCAGGGAGCCATTTTCGGTACGCGCGAGCTGATCTTTCCAGCCACCCGCTGCAGGAGGCTTGACCACCGCCAACACCTGGCGGCGGACAGCCTCTAAACCTTCGGCGACGTGCAGGTCGTTGAAGTCGGTCCATTTGATCTCGCGTTCGGTAGAGAATACCGGGGCAACGACTTGGCCGCCGATGATCAGCGCGGCGTTGTTGGCTTTCTCCTCGCCTGGGTTCCAGGCATCGCCGTTAGGGCGCCTGGTCTTCCAGTCGTCGTCGCGGCAGATGATCAACGGGCAGCCGGGAAAACGTTCGCGCATCGCCTTGGAGACCGGCAGCAGGTTGCCCGCGTCGAAGGCGATGGCGACCGTGAGCGAGGTCGCCATATGCAGGCTGGCGCCGGTGGCGTAACCCTCACACACCAGCACCGGCTCGCCCGGTTCAGGATGTGGGCCGATCAGGTGGAATGCGCCCTCTTTCGACATGCCGTAAGGCCAATAGGCTTTGTCGCGCCCGGTGTCCTCTTGAACTGTCGGGTAGATCACCTGCAGGCCGACGATCTGATCGCGTACGTTGCACATGGGCACTAAAAATGCGCCAGTGCGTGGCGCATAGCGGACCTTGAAGCCTACGATCTGCTTTCGGTCCAGATAAGCGCTCTTGCCTTTTTCGGGCATGCGCTTGAACAGGCTGGAGGCACGGTTGGCCGCTCGGCGCGATCTGTTGGCCGCGATCTCGTTGGCCTTTCGCTTATTCTCCTCCTGCCGGGCACGCATGACTTCGCGTTCTTCGGCACTCAGACGCCCAGGCTTAACTTTGATTTTTTGGGTATCGCCAGAGCGCCAGTCGCCGAAGCTGCCGAAGATCAGCGTTTCGTTCTTCTGAGTGCGGTGTTCATGGGCAACATACCAGCCGTTCTTTTCCTTTCCCTTGTCCTGCGAGGTTTTGCAGCGCGTCAGCTTACCGAACTCCAAAGGCTCTTCGGGCTCCAGTCCGTAGTCGGCTAACTGAGCGAGGACATCCTTCAACACCTCATCGGACATAACGAGCCTTCCTTGCTTCGTCGAGAGATTGGCAGGCCACGCACTGGGTGCAGCCAGGACTTGCAAGGCGGCGTGCCAACGGAATCGGCGAATCGCACTCCTCGCAGAACAAAAAAGAATGCGCCGCAATGACAGGCTTCCGAGCGTTGCGTGCCGCGAGCGCTTGGTCTAGGCGCTCTTGCACCAGGTCGTTGGCAAAATCAGCGATATCAGCCACGTTCCACCCCACGGGTCGTCTGGTTGACGTAGCGGGCGCGGTTATACATGCCCAACAGCCCCTGGATGCCGCGAAACACCAGCTGGCGAATTTCGGCCAGCTCGCCGTCGTCGACCTTACCGTCGCCAATATGCTTGGCCCACGTCTCGGACAGATCCGCGACCTGGCGGAAGAACTGAGCGATGCCCGTGGTGAGGGTTTCAGGCATGTCGTTGGTATACGCCTCGGCCAGTTCCTGCCAGATCGTGTCGCCGACCAAGCCGTGCACCGCATCGAGAATGCGGCGGTCTTTGGTAAGTTCGAGGATCTCGCCGAACTCTTGAACATTGACGCTGTGGGAGGGATGGGTGGGAGACAACTTGTGTTGCAGTGTTGTGGCGTTTCTTCCGGTGGTGGCAGCGATTGCTGCCGCACCACCGGGATAGTCCCGTGCCGCGTGGTACAGGGCTAATTCGAGCGTCAAAACTTCCCTTTGCGCTCGATCTACACAGCTTAAAGCTACTCGGCTCATGGCATTAATCCTACAAAGTTGCCAGTGCCACGCGACATGCAGTGGTGATACATTTGCCGCGTGGCTTGAAAGGGCCCAATCGCCGGCTAGATCTAGGGATCGAAACCGGCACCGTGCCGAGGCGAACAATCCGTTGCTCACCTCTGGCGCAACAGCTGCCTAATCTGTGGTGGAAAAGGCAGCAACCCAAGACATCCATGTCTTGGCAGCGCGATAAAGGGAGGTGGTTTGCATGTGGTGTGCCCTCCTACCTTCGTCGCGACCCGACAGCACTGTGGTGGTGTGTGCCGGGAGGAACTGGGCGGCCCTTGGGTCGCCTTTTTTCTATCTACGCAGCAGTCTTTTGCGGGGCCGAAGCGTCGAGCAACCAAGCAGCGTCAAACGCGTTGCCCTTCAGCTCTGCAGCGGTCGCCAAGCGTTTTGCGTAGTGGGTTTCACCGGTGTAATCGGTGCGGGGAAGGCTGGCAGACAAGCGCCATTTGTTGAGCGCCTGATAACTCCTTTCACACACCTTGGCGGCGGCACCGATGCCGCCTACTGCTTCAAATGCGAACGCGATGGCGTTCGGAAAATCTGCGGGGTCCAACATGGCAACCTCCATTTATCAACTCGCGGTTGATATTAACATCAACTGACTATTGCGCAACCCCTGTGAGAGTATCAACTCATGGTTGATAAGAACGAGCTACGGGCAGCTTTCACGGCGCGCCTTCACGAAGCACTCGACGATGCCGGTGTACGCACCCGGGGGCGTGGGGTGGACATTCATAAGTATTTGAAGAGCGTCGGAGTAGATAAGAGTCCACAAGCGATCAGCAAATGGCTAAATGGCGATGCCCTTGCAGAGGCTGACAGCATGGTCGCTTTATGCTCATGGTTGAAAGTTCGGCGCGAGTGGCTTGAATACGGTGTGCTTCCGAAAGAGCAGACCGGCGACAGCAATGTTCGCCAGCTTGTATCAGGACTTGAGAGCAATGTGCGAGAAGTAACCGGTCGATTTGGGAAAGTGCCGCTTATTTCTTGGGTTCGAGCCGGGGCTTGGTGTGAGGCGAATTTTGAACAGCACGATGATGAGACTTGGCTATCTTGCCCAGTGGCGATCAGCGACAGCGGATATGCGCTGAAGGTTCTTGGTGATTCTATGACGAACCCTGGACCAGGACGAAGCTACCCAACAGGTTGTATTATATTTGTCGACCCAGAAGCCGAAACAAAAACAGGAGATCGAGTTATTGCCAGAGTACCAAGAACAAATGAGGCTACTTTTAAGATATTAGTTGAAGATGCCGGGCGGCAATTTTTAAGACCTATAAACCCGCAGTATCCAATAATTGACATAACTGAAGAAACCCACATTTGCGGCAAAGTTGTGGGTTGTTTTATCCCTGAGTAGGAGAACTGAAAGCGAGCCTTCAGCTCTAACCCGCTTTTAAAAATGCAAGCCATACATATTTTTTACTCTGATAAGGTTAAATCCATTTTCAGATGAAATAACTTTTAACGCTTGCACAACGTTAACTGCGATTGACCTGTACATGGAAGCATCCTGATCGCCAGGGGTGGCTAAATCTCTAAACATCAAAAGCCCAGACCTCAACTTCAGCGTAAGTTGAGCAGGATTAGAATGCAGCCACTCTACAAAATCGTCGATCGTGAGAGAATGCAAATACACAATATCCTCTCGATGCCAAGAACGATCCGTTGCAATCCTCAACGCAACCTCATCTATCGTGTAGTTACGCCCTGATTTCGCAGCCTCAATCACCTTCGTCCTTAACCTTCCATCTTTCACACGATCAAGAGTCAATGAGGATGACAAAGCATCGTCTTTAAAACTATCATAATGAGCCTTGACATAAGAATCAGTATATTCTTCAACATCTTCGCCCAACTCTCTTAGCATTTCAATTGCAGAAGAAAAATCAGACAACCCGATTGATTGCAAATCATTATCCAGCACACATTTAAGAGCTAGAACAAACTCATTACAATTATCTGAAAAGGAATCATGATATATACCCCAAGCCTTCCTCAAATTTGAATCAACAGAGCTAACCCTATATCGCTCCTCGAGCTCATCAACTGTCGTTTTAAATGCTTCCTCTTCGACAAAACCGCAATCCAGATAATCACCAATATGAGTATCGAACTTAGATTCAGATAATTGCAAGTCAGCATTAATATCTCTGAAGACGCGCTGCCCAGGTGTCATATCTTCAGAACTCATTGAGAGGTACCTCGCCCAAGTTCCTCCAGCCAAGCCTGACCTTAACTCCGTATAACTTATAAAGCTTTCACCCGAATAATACGAAGCACAAAGAGCCGCCGCATGCAAGTAAAACTCTTGCCTGAGAACAGTTTTTTTAGTCTCTAGATAATCCGCATGAGCAGCTAGAAGCCCCTTTAACTTTCTTAAAACCCTGACATTTTTTACACCTATCTTCAAAATAACCGATTTTAAAAAATCATACTCAGCTTCAGCCGGTGTAAATACATGATTAAAATTTCTCTCGCAAGAAGGACTATATAACAACTCCACATCGACGACCTTCTCTCTATAAGATTGAAACTGCTCAAGGTCTCGCCCATCCTTATCAAAGGACTTCTCATTGAAAATCAATACTACCTTACAAGATTTTCTTTGCGCCAACTCATCAACAAGCCCCATCAGCTCTTTAATACTTAGCCCGCCGCCCTTCCTTTCAATATCATCAAAACACACTACGTAATTGTCAACGAGATTGTACTCGACAACTGAAAGAAAATTAGAGAATTTTTCTATGCCCGGTAGTTTCTTAGCAGCCCCTGTGATCCTTCCAAGTGGAGACGAACGTGTCCTCAAAAAACTATAAGCCCCTCTAATCTTGGCAAACTTTGAATATGTAGCACTTGCTTTTTCAAGCTCCTGAGCAAAAGCATGAGCTACAGTTTCCGGGGAGGCAATTGCTTTAGCACTTTGAAAAATACTCGACTTGATTTCTGACAGCGAATTTTTACCAAATAATGAAACATAACTATATGCAATTTGCTTAAGATCCTTTTGAGCAATACGCTTTTTTATGTAATCGTCCCAAAAATATGTCTTACCGACGCCCCAGTCCCCTTTAATAACTACCACACCAGGGCCTGACTCAAAAAAAACATCAAATGACTTTTTCAAAAATTCCATTAACTTTCACTCCATGCACGTTTTATTTTCGTAGACAACCATAGCAATTTGCCATAACCGCATCAGCCGTTACCGCCTGTAAAAATAAAATTTCTTGATACGAAAAAATATCAACCAGTGGTTGTTGACTAAAATCCACCAATGGTTGATATTTTGCTCACTCTTCCACCACAGAGCGAGGCAACACCATGCACACCACAGCCACCCTGCACGTCCACCCGGCCGCTGCTAACTCATCCCGCATCTTTGAAATCCGTCGCCTGGCACAAGACTGCGGCTGCGCCTTCATCGCGTCCAAACCCAAACCGAAACAGCGCTACGCACCCACCCCCTTCGATCCAAACGGCGGAGGGCAGGCGGCATGAGAAGGTACAAACTCGACAACCGCACTCTGTCTCTGCTCAAGGCACAGGTCAACCTAACCCAAACATTCAATCACCTCCTGCGCGCCGAAACGCAACGTGAGGCCCTACCCTTTCGCCTGAAGGTCGAGCGCCGCAAAGTCGACACGCACTTCACCGTTGAATTGGGTAGCGAACGCCACACGCTGACCCTGACCAATACCAAGAAGATGCACCTTAAGCTTGCGGACTTCATTGAGGAGATCGTCAACGGGCCAACCAACCCAACCGATCCATCTTCTCTGCCCCACGCACGCCGCCGCTACGGCGCGTTCGAGACCGAACACAAGCAGCAGGTATTCGATCTGGTGCAAACCGGCGGCGCTATCAGCCTCGATATGGGCTTCGAGCAACCAATCAACCTGGCAATCCACCGCAACAAGACCCGCGCAGGCATCACCACCATCATGAGCATCGGCGTCAGGAAGCCTCGTACCAAGTGCTTCACTGTGTACGGCAGTGACATAGAGATCTATTCCATGGTCGCCGAGTCCATCACCCACCTTGCTGCCGTGGCGACTCCCGCCGCGCATGCAGCCTAGGAGGTCGCGATGGAACGTAGCCTTGAAAAAGCGGCCAAGTACTTCGGCCTCACACGCCCCAAGCTAATCGCCCTGATGCGCGAAAAGGGATTGCTCAACGACCGCAATCTGCCGGCATTCCCCGTCCGTGACCGTGAGTACCTACGAATCAAGGACAGCAACTGGTACCACGAGACGGCAGGCATGCAGTACAGCCAGTCGACCAAAGTTCGACAAGCCGGCATTCGTTGGCTCGCCGAGCAGCTGAGGCTCGAACTGCCAGCCATCCCGGCAGACAACCGTGACGTGGCCTAGGGAGTACGCCCGCCAGATCGTCGCCATGCACACACGTGAGGAGCGCAACGCTGCGCTCCTCGAAGTGCCGGAGCATCTGCGGGAGCTAACCAAACGCCACTGTCTGAACGCCTGGAACCACCCTTCACGACTCAAACGCAAGGAGGCCGCCGCACATGAGCAGCAACAGTCAAACACCGCTACGGCTGCAACCCGCGCCGGATAGCGCAACCGTCGAGATGCTCCACCAACTCTTCGGCGACGTGCTTATTCCCCTGGAAAAGCTGCGCGTGCATTACTTCAAGAACCTCAATGAAAAGACCTTCACCGAGGCGATTAACAGCGGCCGGATTCAGTTGCCGGTGACCACCTTGGACCACAGCGTCAAGGCGTTGAGGTATGCCCACATCAAGCACATCGCAGCATTGATCGACATCCGCGCCTACAAGGCGGACGAGGACATGCCGCGACCGCAGAACGATTTAACTGAGCAAGACCAGTAACCAGACGGCTGCCACCACCAGCCAACAAAAACCACAAGGAGCACACCACATGACCGCGATACAAATCTTCGCATTGATCAGCATCATTCTCGCCGCCGCGATCCTCTATTGGGTCGGGTATCGAGGAGGCCTGAATGATGGCCGTCTCGAAGGAATCGATGAAGGCAAGGCCATTCAGCAATCGGATAACTCAGTGGCGATTGAGGATCTGAAGCGACTGCTTAATCAGGCCCAGGCCCAGTATATGAAGCTGTATTCCCATTACGAACAAGCATTGGCCGCGTCAAAACTTGGGGAGCCATCCCGCCAGACTCTCTTGGACATCGCCGAAAAGCTGCGAATTGCGGCAGAAACATTCAGCGCATTCCGTACCGGCAAGAGATTGGAGCGCGACACACTTACTCTCCGTGACCAAGCTCTTGCCATGGCAGCTTTACTGGGCCCAGAAGCCCCAAAGCTGGAACCGGCCCCAGCGACCACTTCCATCACTGAGCCCCAAGGCCGCTGGGTTATACAGCGCGAACAAACCGAACCAATGTGCCCTGCAGAAGCCCGCAAAGCAGCGCAGTTCTTTCGAACCGAAGCGGAAATTCACGCCCGAAACCAAAAAGCAGTCGGCGGTGACGTATGAGCCGCGCCATCCCCATGCTGCGCTTGACACCACAAGCCGCCGGCACTCTGCAACAGCAGCACGCCAAGGCCACCAAGGAATTCCGCGCCCTGACCCGCTACAACAAGGAACTCGACCGGCAGCTGAAAGCGCTAATCGGTTATGACGCTTTGCGCCAATTGCACAAAGCAACCGACAACGCCCTGCTGCTGGCCGATCTTGTGAGGGAAGCCGCATGAACTGGATTCTCACCTCAACCGGCAAGCGCTTCGACCTATACGAGCCAGACGTCGACATGATTGACCCACGGGACGTCTCGCACGCGCTGGCCCACCTGTGCCGCTTCAACGGTCACACCCGCGAGTTCTACAGCGTGGCCCAACATAGCTGCATCGTCGCCGAGCTGGTGCCGGAAGAACACAAGCTCGCGGCATTGCTCCACGATGCGACCGAGGCCTACCTGGGTGACGTGACTCGCCCACTTAAGCAGTGGATGCCCGACTACCGAGGCTTCGAGGACGTGATCTGGATGCGCGTTTGTGAGCGCTTCGGCCTGGCCCTTGATCTTCCTACCAGCGTGCACCATGCCGATCTGATTGCACTGGCAACAGAACGCCGCGACCTCATGCCAACCGACCCGGCTATCTGGGATTGCTTGGCCGGCATCAACCCTATGGTTGAAACCATCCGGCCATGGCCCGCCGCAGAGGCCCGACTCACCTACCACCAGCGGCTGATGGACCAACTCGCTATCGAACATCGGAGGAAAGCGGCATGAAGAACCGCCAGGACAACGCTACTGCCCTGCCCGCTTTGCTCCGCCATGCAGGTGGCGTCGACACGCCAGGAACAAACAGCCTCTGCTGCGGAGCAGCAGGCATTATTGCCCCTTCCAGCGCCACTGCCGAGGCACTTATACCCCACGAAAAGCTGCGCGGGGCAGCGCTCGCTGATGCAACGCTAAACGCTCAGGAACGCCCGCTCGCGCAGCCTGCCATGGGGTATACGCACGCTCCGACCACATCAGAATGCCAACCTTATTGGCTCGACCTCAACAATATCCGTCCTGATCAATGGCTCGATCCGACGTTGATCGACATGCCCTGTGCTGTTCATCACACCATTGAGTTCGGCGGCCGCACAGCCTTCAGGTTACTCGTAACCGCCGCTCAAAAGCGCATTGCCGAGTTGGAGCAGGTCAATGCAAACCTGCGAGAGTGCGCCGTAGCCTTGAACATCGATTCCGATGCCCTCAACGAGCAGCTGCTGGAGTTATTACTTGAACGCGAAAAATCAACCACTCAGCTCGCCACTGATACCCAACTAATTGAATGGCTTAATCAGATAGGTACTTACTGGGACGTATCCGAATTTAGCAGCGTCAGCTTTCCGCATACGCCTCATTCATTAGGCTTCAGGCACCTACGTGATGCATTCCTTGAAGCATACCAGCAAGACCAGGCCAGGGGGTGCTGCATGACCTCCTTCAACCCACACCCCATCACATCAGCCGTTAAAACTCAGTTCGGTCTCGATTTCGTCGGCGAGATCCGCGTGGACCTCTTCGCCGGTGGCGGTGGTGCAACCATGGGCCAGGAGATGGGCACCGGCATACCGGTCGATATCGCCATCAACCACAACCCCGACGCCATAAGCATGCACAAGCGCAATCACCCAAGCGCCGAGCACTACATCACCGATGTCTACGACGTATGCCCACGCCTGGCGACTCGTGGCCGTCCTGTCGCGCACCTGCACGCCAGCCCTGAATGCACCCACCACAGCCTCGCTGCCGGCGGTCAGGCGCGTAGCACCACCAGCCGTTCGCAGTCATGGGTCATCCAAAAATGGGGAGGCCAGGTCAGCCCCCGCATGATCACGATGGAAAACGTCGTGCAGATCCTCCAATGGGGGCCGTTGATTGCGAAGCGCTGCTGCAAGACTGGCCGAGTAGTACGCCGTGACATGACTGTCGCCGCTGCCGGCGAGCGGGTACCGGTACAAGAACAGTACCTGGTACCCGATCCAAAACGGAAAGGGCGGACCTGGCGCCGCTTCGAAAACAACCTGCGGGCCATGGGCTACGACCTGATGTACGGCAAACTTAAAGCCTGCGACTTTGGCGCCGCCACTACCCGCGAGCGCTTGTTCCTGATCGCTCGCCGTGACGGTAAGCCACTGCGCTGGCCGGAACCGACGCACTTTAAGAATCCAGCCAAGGGACAGTCAGCCTACCGCACCGCCGCCAGCTGTATCGATTGGTCTCTTCCATGCCCGAGCATTTTCCTCACCAAGGAAGAAGGCCGTGCTGCAGGTGTGAAACGGCCACTCGTGAACAACACCATGGAGCGCCTGCGCAAGGGCGCCAAGCGCTATGTCCTCGAACACAAGAACCCGTTCATTGTCAGCGTCAACCACACCGGCAACGACCTAGCGCGATGCCAGTCCGTGGAAGATCCGGCGAAGACCATAACCGGTGCGCAGGGGTTCGCCCTTGTCACGCCGCAACTCGCGCCATTCATCACCGAACACGCCAACGGCGGCAGCCAGCGCAACATGCCGGGGGATGATCCTCTACGCACTATCTGCAGTGGCGTTAAAGGTGGGCACTTCGCCTTGGCCGTGGCCTATGTCGCGCAGCACAACGGCGGATACAACGAAACGCCCGGGCATCACCCAACCAATCCGCTCACCGCGATCACCACTACGGGCAGCCAGCAGCAGATCGTCACCGCGCACTTGTCGACGCTCCGCAGAAATTGCATCGGCCGTGGCATGGATGAACTGGTGCCCACTATCACGGCCGGCGCAGAGCATCACGCTTTGGTCGAGTACAAGCTTGCTCCCGAGGTCGAGGCCGGCGCTATGCGAGTAGCTGCTTTCCTGATGGGCTACTACGGCAGCGACAACACTTACGACCTGCGCGACCCGGCCGCAACCATTACCACGCGAGACCGCCTCGCACTCGTTACCGTGACGATCAAAGGCACGCCGTACGTGATCGTCGATATTGGTATGCGCATGCTCACACCGCGTGAGCTTTACCGGGCGCAGGGTTTCCCCGACAACTACGTAATTGATCGTGGACATGACGGCCGCAAGTTCAGCAACAAGACGCAGGTGCTTATGGTAGGTAATTCAGTTTCGCCGTGGCCGATGATGGCGCTGATCAGCGCCAACAAGGACGTGGATGAGCGCGAGCTTATGGGAGAAGCAGCATGAGCCTACCTCGCTGGGTAATGATCAGCCGCGCCTCAGAACTCACTGGCTACAGCGAAGATGCTATCCGTCACAAAGTAAAGAATGGCACTTGGGCCCAGGGCCGAATCTGGCGCAAGACACCGGACGGGCGCATCGCAATCAACATGACGGAGTATGACAAGTGGGCCGAGAGCGCACCTCAGGAAGCGGCCTAGAAACCGAGCTGGCAAAGCACAAGGGGATTGAGATACACGGCGGCAATCTGCGCGTCGTGTTCATGTGGCGGCGTATACGCTGCCGCGAATCCCTTGGCCTTCCGATCACCAAAGCCAACATCAAACACGCCGCCCTATTAAGGGCGGCAATTCTTCATGAGATCAAAACCGGCCATTTTGACTATGGCCGACACTTTCCTAACTCGAAGCACGCAACCAACTACAGCAGCCCCAAAGACGAAAAGCTGGGAGCACTTCTGGAGCGCTACAAACCGCTTAAGGCTGTCGACATTACGCCGATGACCGAAGAAAAATACGGCTACGCCTTGGACATCTGCACTGCCCTAATCGGAATTGATCGTCTCGCCGGCGTTTTGTTGCCCGAAGACATTCAATTGCTTAGGACGTTGCTAATTGCAGATCGAGCGCCGTCAACGGTCAACCACTACCTGGCGACGTTCGCCGGCTTCTTGGGCTGGTGCGAAACCAATGGATACTGCCGAAAGGGACTATCAGAAGCGTGCAATCGGTTCGCAATGCAAGGCCAAGAGCCGGATCCACTTACTCGTGACGAATTCCTGTTACTGGTCGACAAAGGGTGCCTCCATCCTCAGGACTCTGCGGCAATTACCCTGGCCGTTTATACCGGGCTTCGACCAGGGGAGTTATGTGCGCTGGCTGTTGAAGACATCGACCTAGACGCAGGCCTGATCAACATTACCCGCGCCATAACCGCCAACGGCACGTTCAAGGTACCCAAAACGGGGAAGCCGCGCTCAGTATTATTAATGCCGCCAGCGGTCGAAGCCTGCCGAGTATTAATGGCGCTCGTTGCCGATCACTCAGCACGATCCATTGAGGTGTTCCAGAACAGGCACGAGAGCCGAAAAGAGATTGTCACCCCACTACTATCACCCAGTACCCAGGCGCGCAAAAAGATCATAAATTTCTGGTACGTCCCCACCGCTTGGAATACCAAGTGGGCGGCGATCCAAAAGCGTTCGGGCATCCGTCCGCGCCGACCCTATCAGACCCGGCATACCTTTGCTTGCTGGTGCCTGACTGCACGGGGCAACCTCGCGTTCATCGCGAAGCAGATGGGCCACAAGGACTTCACCATGCTCGTCGAGGTCTATGCAAAATGGATGGATGATGAGTCGCCAACAGAGCTGCAGCGTATCTGGAGAGGCATACAGCAGAGCGGAAAAGTCTCAGGCGTGCCCCTGGCCGTTGAGTAGGCTCCAAAGCCTCTCAAATAATTTCAAACTTCCCGATCTCACGAGTTTCGAATGATCTTAAAACGCAAAAACCCGGCACACTGGCCGGGTTTTTGCTGTGCGGCGAAGTCAAACCGTCATAACAGGAGTTTCAATCCCTAGGCGGGCGCACGCCTCTTGGAGCACTTTGTCAGCCTCCTGAAAACGGCGAACACGTGCCAATGTCGATTGGCGGCCAGTTAATTTATTTGGCTTGGCGGACTCGGCCTTCCTGGCTTGATACTCGCTAGCGCTGAAGCTTTTCATAATGTAACTCCTAATGGAATGATGCAGTCTCTGTTGCTTTCATACGTTTCTTTCAGAAAATGGAGATGGTGTGTAAACGTCGCACCATTCACATTTACTGTCGCCGCATGCACCGCACTGAATCCTTCACCCGCCAGATAGTCGTTGAAAACGCCATCAAAATCAGCCACAGCATCTTGCATCTGGCTCTTGAGCACAGGATCCACAACGTCATCGACGAAGCAGTAGTATTCACCACCACGATGCGGCAGCCTCGGACGGTGATACACCAGAACCGCAGGTTTCAACGGGTCGACGGATATTACTTTGCCACCACCGTCTTCCTCATTGATCGGTTCTAGAGCAAACCACAACCAAAGCATAGCAGCAGCGCTCATTGCGTAACGCCCGATTGCGATCTCAACATCAGCATCGGTTCTACCCAAGGCCTCAATCAGATTCATCAACTGACGAACATTCCCGCCGAGGTTTGCCCTGAGATAGATCCTGAAACGCTCGCCGGGTTTTGCGTCTTGCAGCTTTTTGATGATAGGAGTCACCAAGGGTTCCGCAATGCTGCCTAATAAAAGAAGCTCACGATCATCTTTCTTGGCGGCCGCTTCATTTTCTTCAATGAGCGCAGCCTCATTCCCTTCCGCAGCCAACCCTACATCCATGTCAAACCCTTAGTACGTGCCTGAAATTGGGCCGGAATTATACATAGACAATATCATTTCACCATCACTTTGCTAGTAGGCGTTAAAAATTTCATTTACGTCCTGTTCTCTGCGGTAAAGACGTGAGTCGTCACACGAGGCATGTGATGACGGTTTTGTAGCATAAAACGTCACACGAAACCCGCCTCAGCCCCTAGAGGCAGCCCGTGGTAACCTTGCATTCATTGCAAAGCAATGGGCCACAAAGACTTCGCCATCTTGGTTGAGGTATACGCCAAGTGGATGGATGACGAGCCACCGACCGAGTTACAACGCATCTGGGCAGGCATCCAAAAGCAAGGCAAATAGCCCCATTTTTGCCCCACACTTTTTGAAGATTACAGCTAACCTACTGATGAATAAGCCAATTTCAGACCTGTCCTCCCACACCCCGATGATGCAGCAGTACTGGCGCTTGAAAAACCAGCACCCTGATCAGTTGATGTTCTATCGCATGGGCGACTTCTACGAGATCTTCTACGAAGACGCGAAGAAGGCCGCCAAGCTGCTCGACATCACGCTGACCGCGCGCGGGCAGTCGGCGGGGCAGGCGATTCCGATGTGTGGGATTCCTTACCATTCGTTGGAAGGCTATCTAGTCAAGCTGGTGAAGCTGGGTGAGTCGGTGGTGATCTGTGAGCAGATCGGCGATCCGGCCACCAGCAAAGGCCCGGTGGAGCGTCAGGTGGTGCGCATTATTACGCCGGGGACGGTCAGTGATGAGGCGCTGCTGGATGAGCGTCGCGATAACCTGATCGCGGCGGTGTTGGGCGATGAGCGCTTGTTCGGGCTTTCGGTACTGGACATCACCAGCGGTAATTTCAGTGTGCTGGAGATCAAGGGCTGGGAGAACCTGCTGGCGGAGCTGGAGCGTATCAACCCGGTGGAGTTGTTGATCCCGGATGATTGGCCCAAAGACCTGCCAGCAGAAAAACGCCGTGGGACCAAGCGTCGCGCACCGTGGGATTTCGAGCGTGACTCGGCGCTGAAAAGCCTATGCCAACAGTTCTCGGTGCAGGACCTTAAAGGCTTCGGTTGCGAAACCCTGACCCTGGCCATCGGTGCCGCCGGTTGCCTGCTCAGCTACGCCAAGGAAACCCAACGCACCGCCCTGCCGCATTTGCGAAGCCTGCGCCATGAGCGCCTGGATGACACAGTGGTGCTCGATGGCGCGAGCCGTCGCAACCTGGAACTGGACACCAACCTGTCCGGCGGGCGTGACAACA